AGGTGCAACAGAATTAGGTATTTCTGCAACAGCATCTTTATATAATGTAATTTTTTCTTTCCAAACCTCAACACCCAATAAATCAGCCTGTTTAGAAGGGTTATTTAACCCTAATGTGAAATTGGTTAACTCATCTTCAAACCCTAAAAGAAATAAATGTATTATTGCAATTTTATTTAGTTCGGCAATCATAGATTTTTGTATTCTATTAATTGTTCTTGCAAATCTAATATCAAGTAAAGATAAATTTTTACCATCACCAACGGCCTCTTCAAATCCTAAATATGCTTTTGGTATTCTCAATGAAGTTACTAATTTTTTTTGAATATACTCAATGTCGGCAATTTCAGCTAAATTAGCGGCTCCCGCCAAAGTTTCTATAGGCATTGCCGCAGCAGAATCTCTTACAGGTATAAAGTAATCTTGATCTACCGCCAATTGATTATATCTCATATCTACATTTCCTGTTTGTGGGTCTGCAATTTGGTCTCTTTTAAATTTAGATGCAACCTTTTGTACATAAGCATCAACATCTTTGTCATCCATGTTTCCTACAAATACCTTAAATACTCTTCTTTCAGGTGCTCTAGATACTCTATAAATCAACATCGCATCCTCACATAATAGTAATTGTTTCCATATACGTCTTGCCTTTTCTAACATAGAAGTACCGTATGGTAATTTTCTATCATCACCTAAAATTCTGAAATGCCCAATTTCCCATGTGTTAAATTCCATGTTTTTTTCTTTCCATGTGAATTTTAAAGATTCGTTTTCGGTTTCTTTACCATACGTAGAAGAGTTTATTTTCATACCTCTTTCTAACCTTTCTACTTGTATGTTAGGTAATTGTTGACACCCAACAATACCTCTTTCAGGATCAAGTTTTAAATAAACAAAATTATCACCATACTTACAAGTATTTCTTGTCCACATTGGTAGATTGGTGTTAATATCCAATCTGTTATTAAATAGGTCCGCTAATACGGTTTTTATTCTTTTAGACTCAGAATATATTTTTAAGATATAACCATCTTTATCTGGAGTTGTTGACTCTTCCGAATATATGTCTAATGCCGCTGAAATCTCAGGAGTATATTCCATAGATTCATAATCATAATAAGACGCTATTCTTGTTGGTTCATAATAAACCGCTTGTTGGTATAAATTACTTTCAACTTTTTGCCATTGTTTACCAATAAACATACTTTGTTGTGCTTGTAATTTTTCATTTTCATATTCTTTTTTATCTGTGGTTTTTAATAATTCTTTTTTGTCAAATTTAAAAACCGGAGCTTGTTGGTCTAATGTTGAATTGGGTCCAAACACTCTGCCCAACCTTTGCCAAACTGTATATTTTTGTTCTGCCATAGTTACTTTTTTAAAAAAATAAGATCAGAGATTAAAAATTAAACTCTTTTACCTCCGAATAACCATAAATACTTTTCATAATCACTTTGTGTCAAAGTGTTTCTATTCATATTCATTCTATCTGAAGGGTTTACAGGTACACCAGGATTAAAATTCATTGATGAATCTCTATATTGTGTTTTTTCTGTTGACCATGATTCTAACATCGCCTTTGCTTGTTCAGTTGCTTTTTCTAATTTAGAAAATGAAGTTTCAGCAACATATAACGCCATGGCCATTGACATAATTAAATCATCATGTTGTCCTTTTTGGTGATCTGGTCTACCATTTACATAAACAAATGTGTTTAATTCATTATATAATCTTTGGGATCTAACGCCAAAATTGTGTCTTAAAGACTCCTCAAAAGACGCAACTATTTGAACTCTTTTTGAGTTAAAATTAATACCCGGTATTTTATCTTGTGATTTTGGATCCCATTTCCATTTATCCGCTGGGTTCACTCCATCAACATATAAATTTTTATATCCTAATTCTTGAAGTTTTCTTGATGTTGCAACACCCATACCACCAGTAATATCGGTCACAATAAATGCATTATACATTGTTGCCCATTTGTAGGCAATTTCTGCAACAACATCAGGTGGTACTTTTGCAATATATTCTAACACTTGTTCTCTTTCATCAAAATCAATAATAGTAAATGTTGTAAAATCCTCACTATCACCTCTTGAAACGTCCATACCCATAATATATTTATGTCCCGCAACAGGTTCTTTCCATTGCCATAAAACACCCCCCATAAATTTATTTTCGGGTTCTTTAATATGATTATCTTTAATTGATTTCATGGTTTCGGGTGGTATTACATTATCCCCCGAACCTAAAAAGTTACATTCAAGCTCCTGTGATATTTTTCTTCTATCAAATTTTAGTTTTTTAGCCATGGCCTCAAACCAAGAACTGTAGGCCTTATATCCATCATTTTCTATTTTTTGTTTTATTTCTTCAAAATTTCTATCACTGACTTTAATATTACCGTAATCAACTGTAATTTCATCATCTTTATAGTCAGCTCTATTTAACATGTAATGTACAATATCATTACATTTAATTAATTTTAAATCTTTAGAATACCTAGGATCTCTAAACCAATACATTTCAGTAATCCTAAAGTCATTCATTCCTTTAACTGCCTGACTGTATATAGAATAATAAATTGGGTCAAATCCATTTGGTGTTGAAATAACAATTACTTTACCTCCTGTTGAAAGGGACGCCATACAAGCAGACCAAAAGTCTTCATCCGCATTAATGTAAGCGGCCTCATCGAAAATAAGAATTGTAGGAGTATAACCACGTAAGGCATCTTTTGATGTTGCGACCGCCTTAACTTCACAACCATTAGTTAATTTAAAATGTCTTTGTGAATTCTTTTCAACAGAAAACCCAACACCCATCCATTTTGGCCATTGGTCAACAAATGATCTAACTTTATTTGCCATCTCAACGGCAGTATCCATTTTGTTTGCAATAATTAGAATTTTTTCAGGTTTTTCTTTTTTTGCGAATACCAATCTTTTTGATGCCCATGCTGACGTTACGGTTGATACACCAGCCTGACGGTATTTTAACGCAATATTTTCATCACACTCGTCGTAGTCCCTCACCAATGTAACTTGATCATTAAATAGTTCTAACGGAACATATTTTGATTGTGTGTTGTCGTATGTTTGAAGATATGATTTAAGGGCATAGGGTGTATTATTTATACACTTTGCATATTCTAATAACGCTTGTTCTCTTGTTAACGACATTCATTATTTTTATTTTTTATTTAAAATTTTCAAAACATCTTTTTTAGATACTTCATTATAAATGTGTTTTCCAATTATATTCATAATGTTTTCTTCAATTTTTTTAATATCACTTTCTTCCGTTTCTTTTGTTTTTGGTAATCCTTTGTGTTTTGTTTTTGCAAAATCCTTTAAATCTTTTTCTGACATTTTTTTAGCCATGTCTTGAACCTTTTTAGAAACTTTTGTTTTTGGGGTATCTCCTCTTTTAACCGATAGAGCCAATCCCATTATTTTTTGTTGTTGTTTTGAAACCGCCTTTTCGGTCATTTCTCCTTCTGTTTGTGTGAGAACCGTTTTACCCGCATCGTTAGTAACAGAATAGTTACCTGAAACTGTTGTTTTTGATCCAACAGGTAACTCAATTTGTTTTACTGTTTTATTAGTGACTTTAGGTGCTGGTTGTTCTTTCATTTCTTTACTTTTAACTTTTTCGTAAAGAACGGTAATTTGTTGTTTAGACATTTTTTCTAATGTTTTCATAGAAAAACCTTCATGAAGAAGTGTCACAATTTTAGGATTCATATGATTCATCTTTTACTAAATTTTTTTCCCATTTTAATACGACATCTCTTTCGTATAATTTATTTTCAACCAAGTCTACACTTTCACCGTAACTAAAAACTAAACGTTTTCTTTTATGTATAAGGATTTCATCACTATCAGATTTTTCCCAAGCCAAAGAAATAACACCATCAATAGCATCATAAACACCAAAAAAATCAGAGTTTTGTATTAAATTTAATTCAATATCAGAGTTTTTTAAAACACCAACTTTTTTTACATAATTAATATCTGGAGGTGACGGTTTACCCGATGCCGGCTCAGCATCCCACTCATCTCCCCAAACATCATCCAAATCAGAAAATATAAATTCATATATATTATCTCCTTTGTAGTTTGGTCCTAATTCATTAATATAAACTAAAGTCATATAATTCTACCTTGTTGAGTTACTTTAATTTGTTTGCCGTTTTTTACAAAAACTAAATTTTCTTTATTTGTTTTACCAATAAATTTAACATTATCCGATTCAAACAATCTAAGAGCAGCATTTCTTTGTTTTATATTCTCACTTAATTTTGTGATTTCTTTTTTTATTTCAATCATTTTTATTTTTTCTTTTAAAAAGTCTTTTTTCTTTTTTTGTTCTAAAATCGGTTTTTCTTGATCTTTAATAATAAAGTATTTTGATAATATGTTTTCAACCGATTCTGCCATTGGCGGTGCGGCTAGATCTTCAGTACCTTCTTCCGAACCTTCTCCACCTAATAATTCGTCAGATCCCCCTTCAGTGTCTGTCGGCATTTCTTCACCACCCATAGGTTCTTCCATTTCACCACCTTTTAAGTCTAAGTCACCCTCTCCTGAGTCATAATCATCATATTGCTCAAGTTTGTCAAAAATATCATCTCTATCATCATCATCTAAACTTTTTACATTTATTGCCGATATAAGAGAATTTAAAACATATTTTTTATCTTGAGAGTCCATTCCTTTTTCTTTTTCGTACTCTCTAACTTTTTGACTTAATCTACCTGTAAGTTTTTGTATTGCTTTTAAACTAACTTTTGATTCACCACCACCTTCAGTTTCTAAATCATCTTCCATCCCCATATCTTCTTCACCCTCTGCCGGTGGCATTCCCATATCTTCTCCTTCCGCTCCTGGTTCTGTAGGTTCAGCTGGCATTCCCATATCTTCTCCTTCCGCTCCTGGTTCTGCAGGTGGTTCAGCTTCAGGTCCTGTTGGTGCTTCCATTCCAGGTTCTGCGGGTGGCATAGCCATATCTTCTCCTTCAGTACCGGGTTCAGTAGGCATTGCGGCAGGAGGTGCTGCTGTTGGTTCAGCAGGTGGGGTTGCGGGTTCCGCAGGAGGTGCTGTTGGTTCAGCAGGTGCTGTACCAGTTGCTTGTTTTTTAGTCTTTAATACGAATTTTTTTTTTCCTTCAGGTTGTTCCCCTAATAATGATATACCTTCGTAATTTTCGTATAATCTATTTGTTTCTGCAGCAACTAAATTTAATTTTTTCATTGCTTCTGAATATGAACGATAGTACTTTCTTTGTCTAATGTTATCAACATAATCTAAATCACTTTCATTCAAACCCTTTTTTATAATGTATCCAGATTTTTCTAAAACAATACCATATACATAACCATCAGCTAGTTGTTTTGAATATGTGTTAGTCTTACTTTCTGTTATTGTATTGTTCTTTGGAGTTTCTTTGTAAGTTGCAATTTCAATCATTCTTTTAATTTTGTCAACTCCTTCAAGTTTTTCACTACCAAGTGGTCTTAAATCTCCCATGTTATTTTTTTTAATTGTTTAATAGTTATTCAAAAATAAATTTTGAAATTATTTTTATATATAAATATATGTTGTATCGGTAAATTTTTGTCTATTCTAAATTTTGTTGTTCTAAAGATAATTTTTTGTCTGTTATTTTATTTTTAAAATTTTCTAATTTAGAAATATACCCATTCCTTCTTAAAAATTTAAACACTAAATTTTCGTAGGAATACTCACCTTCTTTTGATAATCCACAAACTCTATATTTTCTTAATTTATCTTTATATTTAGAAACTAAAAGTATCGCATCTTCTAAATCCTCATCTGTTGCGTTTTCTAAAACACCATCAATAATGTCCATCCATTGTTGAGCCTTTTCTTTTAGTTTTTTTGTATCAACTTCAAAATTTTCTTTAATGGGTTTTCTTATCCATTTATTTTTCATAATTGAAAATGACCCCATACTTTTTTCCTTTTCTGAAATGTCCTGAACAAAAAATTCAGTTTCAAATCCTTTTATTCTAATATCATGAGCGGCATTAAAAATTGTTTTTTTTAGATAAAACAATTCGCTGTATAGTTCTTTATTTTCCCCTGACTCATCAAAATCAAAAATAATATGAACGTCAAAATCTGAAAAATCACTCCAATTATACCCCACAAGTGAACCTATAAAAATTATGTCGTGGACAAAAAAATCAACATCCAAGTAATCTACAAAAATTTCGGCAGCTTTTAGTAAACGTTTTCTTATTTCTGGTTTTAATTCATAATCCCCATTTTTTTCTTTTGTCCAAACGGCAGGATTTAATTCATCTTGAAGGTAGAAACTATTTATAATTTTTTTTTCACTGCTCATTTTACAATTTTTTGTACTGATATTTTTTTGAAATTTCTGTGTTGAAAAATTTTCCTTGTGATTCTGATAATCTAAATTGTGAATAAACACTGTGTGGGACGTTGTCATATTCATATTTTGCCCCATTTTTAAATTCAGTAACTAATTTTTTAGTTTCTAAATCATATTCTGTTTTTACTAAGTTAGAGGATTCAACTTCACAAACTATTTTAGTTCCCGTTATAGATGTTGTTTTAATTGCCATTTTTTAAAAAGTTTTTTTATATAAATAGCTTAGATTAAAAAAAAGTACATATATTTGTATTGAACAAATCTTTTAATCATGTATAAATTATTTTCATTAGTATTTTTATTTAATTTTTTAGTTTCTTTTTCTCAAGAAAACATAAATGATCAATATTGGATAAACAAAAGTAAAGAAGCCTACAATAAAATAGACTACGATAGTGTAAGTTTAGAAGTTGTAAAATTAATAAACAATTACAGAAAGTCTCAGGGGTTAAATGAACTTACAATCTCAAACGAACTTGTAGATTATTCTAAAAATTGGGCAAAACTTTCAGTTACAGGTCAAGTAACAGGTCATTCAGAAATAGAAAAGTATGGGTATTTGTGTGAAAACATAAATACAATCAATTCAGTCGGGGTACCTAATTACACCTTAGAGGACCTACAAAAAACACCAAGTAAAATTTTCAATAGCTGGGTAAAATCTAAATACCACAATATAAATCTTTTAAATCCAAATGCCAAAGAAATCGGTTTATCTACTGTTACTACTTTTGATCAGTCATATAAACTAAAATGTGTTATGGTTTTAAAATAAAAATAATTTGTTAAGTCAAAAAAATAATCTATCTTTGTAATGTATATTAATTAAAAAAATAATCCTATGAAAAATTTATTGTTTATTATTTTATCAGTTTGTTCATTTAATATTATTGCACAAACATCAGAATTAAACCATAAAGATCAGATGGTTGAGTTAATCAATCAACAAAATGTAAAAGTTTTAAATTCATATAACACCGATAGTTCGTCTATTGAGACCATTAAATTAATCAATAGATATAGAAAATTAAATGGATTAAATGAGTTATCTATTGATTCTTCTTTAATGGGTTACGCTAAAGGATATGCTGAGGGTTTATCCATATCAAATAGATTAAATCACTCCGATATTAGTTCATCAAATATAATTGCCGAAAATTTATACATGGAAACTGGGTTTGGTATGTTTTTATTAACATACGACCAACTTAGTAAATTACCCTCAAACGCAGTTTATACATGGAAAAATTCGGATGGGCATAATAAAAATATGTTAACAAAAAATGTAACAAATATAGGTGTAGGTACTTACATCAAAAAAAATAGTGGTTATTGTATTAACATAGTAATGGTGGTTTTTTAACCACCATTTTACTTACCATACAGGGCAATTTATTTTTCTTTTAAATACTTGTGCTTTACCACCTCTTTGTCCTGTTAATCTAAGGTATACTTTTTTCCAAAATGTATTTTTATTTTTCCTTCTTTTTTTACGACCACCTCCACCTCCATCATCTTCATAATCACCTCTCCATTCTATTTGTGCGGATAATCCACCAGCAACGGCAACTACAAAATCTTGTTCAGGATCCGATTCTATTATTGATTTAGCGACGTACATATTAAGATCTATTCCACCCATACAATATCTCCATTTTGCATAAACATTTTCGTATTCAATTTCTAAATCTTCAACAGAGACATTATTCCCAATTAGTTTAGTGGCATATGCCGCAGCCTTATTATCTCTACCCCCATAAAACTGTCTTGCGGTTAATTTAGGGTACTTATTATGTGCAGCAACATAAAGTGGAGCATTTGCGTACGCAGTTGCAAAATCCATAGGTTGTCCTGCTAAATCAACACTAATTTGATCGTTCCACCCTGGACCTCTATTTGCATCAACTACTTTAAGTATTGTAACAACATTTTCGGCATTACTTAAATCTGTTTCGTCTATAAGTTCCTTTATTCTTTTTTCAATAATATTTGCTCTTGCTGTTGCGAGTTGTTTATTGTTTTGTTCGCTATATTTATCAGACTTATACATTGTTCTAACTTTACTTGTTGACGAATAAACTCTAATATTTATTGTTTTTAATTCCGCTCCTTCATCTTCTGCTATTGCGGAATTATAAACTTGTAACGCCTCATCAACCATAGATTTTAAACCGTTTTCACCTTCTTGTCCTAATTGATCTCCGTCATCAGGAAACATATTCATTGCTAATTCGTTTCTTTTGTTTTGATCTAAATTTTCTTGTGGATATGTAAAAGTTTTTACCGCTAGTTGCCTACCTAAACTTTTTTCTTTTACTTTTGCGTCTTTATAT